CTGTGAGGGGCGCACGGTGCTTTGGTACAACACCACTTGGGTATATCCAAACCCCAAGTCTCCTACTATCGAATGGAACCAACATGGATGAGAGGATGCGCGTACGGGTTCATATTAATGGACTTCCGTATACAAGTTCGACGCCGGTTTCACCGTTGTCGTCCTATCTTGCTCCTCCGGTGACGTCATTAGAAACGACGTCATCACGTGGGCACGCTTGGCCAAAAGGCCGTGGCGCGCCAAAAACCGATTTGGGTGGTAATTTCACCACCATGAAGACTACCTCGCTGTTGCCTTCTTCCGCAGCCTCTTACAAGGGGAGCGGTTTTGGGTATACTTATGAGGGCGTTGAATACGCTTATAGTCCTCGTTCGGCATGCATCGATTCAATAGCTCTTGTCGCACCCACCAGTGATGTTAATCTGGAAGCATTGGGTACGAAAGCAATAGCTAGATGCATACCTACTAATCCGGTTGCCGACGGTGCTGTTTTCCTCGGAGAGCTCAAGGAGGGTTTACCCCGCCTTGTTGGCAAAAGCCTATTTAAGAGCAAGCTCAAAGACTATCGAAAGATAGGCGATGAATACTTGAACATTGAATTTGGCTGGAAGCCCTTTGTCTCTGATCTAACGAAGTTCGCTAATGCTGTGTCCCAATCTGAAAAGATCAAGTCGCAGCTATATCGAGATTCTGGAAAGAATATCCGTCGTAAATACACGTTTCCTGTTGAGGTCTCTAATTCAGTTACCGTACTCAATAACAGGGTATCCAGTCTTGCGACTGGTAATCCTGGGTACGCCTATCTGTATAAGAGTCCTGGGGGATCTAAGTTAACCGTCACCACAAATGTGGAGACAAAAACCTGGTTCTCTGGCTGCTTTACTTATCATCTTGCTCCGGGCAAAGGCCCGGCGTCGGATTTGAATAGACAAGCAGCAGAGATAAGGAAACTTTCTGGCCTCGAGCTTACGCCTGAGGTCGTTTGGAACCTTATTCCCTGGAGTTGGGCCGTCGACTGGGACGCGAGTATGGGAGACTTTCTCCACAACTTGTCGCGTTTTCAGCAAGACGGTCTGGTAATGCGTTACGGGTACATAATGCAGCAAAAAACAGCTGTAGTATCCTATAACCTTGCGGGAGGTGGGCGGCTTGATACCGCTCCGTCGCAAGACCTACAACTAACAGTTACTTCACAAAGTAAAGTTAGACGTAGGGCAACCCCATTTGGTTTTGGTATTAACATGAATTCCCTAAACGGAAGACAGTTATCCATACTAGGGGCCCTGGGAATCTCCCGGGGTCCTAGGCACCTCTAATGAGGTGCTGGCTTGCAACTCCGCCCAAAAAGCGGCTTCGCAAGAGTCATAGATCCTTTATTAAAGGATCGACATTTTATCAACCGAAAAGAGTAATGCCATGTCTTTCGCAGATCCCCAGTCCGTTACTATCAATGCGGTCGCGATCTCTATGCCTCGTACGGCCTCCGGCGTAAATTCCGGTGGCTTTACTTCGGCAGACGGGCTCACGTCGCTCGCTGTTACGCATGCCTATGGCAAGCGGACTCGGCGCGCAATCAGCATTGTTAGTTCGAAGATTTCCGCTGATCCGCTCCTGCCTTCTCAGAACGTGAAGTACAGCGCCACATGGCGGCTGACTTGCGACGCTCCGATTGCAGGATACACGAACACGGAACTCAAGCAGCAGGTTGACGGCTTTTTGGCCGCGCTTACTGCCTCTTCGGGTGCCAAGCTCACTCAACTCCTCGGAGGAGAGAACTAACTTGACACAGGACTGATCCATTACGGGTCTGTAACACGTGGCTATGGAAGAACGAACTCTATAAGGAGCCGTCTTGAAAAGCCTTATGTTACTCTGGCAGGAGGTAGCGAATGAAACTGCTACCTGGTGTTGCACTAGCACCACGCGTGACTTTGAAACAGTCTCGCGTCGAGTCGAATGTGAAGGTACGTCGTTTTTAACGATTACCCTTCCTGCCTTTTGCAAAGACTTCGAAAAAAGCCTAGCAACTGGTCAGGTCGATCGCAGCCACTTTCAGGGTTTCCCCTTTGGTGGTAGTCTCCCCCGATTTCTCGGAGGTTTCTTCGATCTTATATTCGACCGTGGTACTGGTCTTCTACTTGATTCACCATCCATCGACGCTATTTACTCCGTTCGCCAGCTTACGCTGATGTTCGGAAAGATTAACTTACCGTGCAGTAATGCACGAGAAAGGGCGGCTGTAGATGGTTTTCTCAAGTGTGAGAAGGCAGTTAAAGAGAGTGACATGGCGCGGACTCCTCAGAATAACGAGGACTTCGCTCGTGTGTCTCGTCTCCTTTGGGCGGACCTCTTTGCGACAGTTGATAATGCTGTTGCGAACTATGAGATTCTCCCTAAGCATGGCCCCGGGGCCACCGCTGATCGACTTACGGGAAACCGGAAGTACGAACAGACGGAATGGACCGAGAGGCTTGAGAGAGTGTTTCCAGCTGGGAAGTTTTTACTTCCAAATTGGTCATTTCTCTCTAACCTTGACCATGTTAACTGGCTCGAACCCGGACAAGAGCGACCCGTCAGGGTCACCCTAGTTCCTAAGACGCTCAAGACACCTCGTATCATCGCAATAGAGCCTACTGCCATGCAATATGCACAGCAGGGCATCCTAGAAGCGATGGTTGAAGGTGGGAAGAAGCATGACAACTTCAACCACTTTGTCAGATGGTCAAGCAGAGAACCCAATAGGGAACTCGCTCGACTCGGATCCCTCTTTGGGGATTTAGCAACGCTAGATCTTAGCGAAGCCTCTGATCGTGTCTCGAATCAGCTTGTTCGGCTCATGCTCGCCAATCATCCTCACCTAGGTGAGGCTGTAGACGCGTGCAGGAGCCGTAGGGCTGTTATACCTAGCAGTTTTGGTGGCGATACTGTCCGCCTTGCTAAGTTTGCCTCTATGGGTTCAGCTCTATGTTTTCCGTTTGAGAGTCTGGTCTTTATGACAGTCATATTTCTCGGAATTCAAGAAGAGCTTAGAAGACCATTGACCGTGAACGATATTAAATCGTTTCGCGGCCAGGTGCGCACGTTCGGGGACGATATCATTGTTCCCGTGCGCTATGTGCGTTCCGTTATCAGTAACCTTGAGACTTTTGGGTTCAAGGTTAATACTGACAAGTCTTTCTGGAGTGGAAACTTCAGGGAGTCTTGTGGTGGAGATTTCTTTAAGGGCGAAGACGTTTCAGTCGTTCGCGTCCGAAAAGTTCTACCTACCAAACGGAGTGACGCTCAGGAGATTATCTCGCTCGTGTCACTTCGCAACCAACTTTACAAAAGAGGGTTGTGGAGAACGACGAGGTATCTCGACGACATGGTTGAACGGTTAATACCGTTTCCTGCTGTTGGCGAGAAGTCTCCTATCTTAGGTAAACACAACTTCACCGGCCACCAGGTCGATGGATGTGTGAGGATCTTCAACACCCCCTTGTCAGGGGTATGAAGGTCCGGAGCATCGCGCCAGTTGACAAACTGGACGGTGCAGGTGCCTTACTCAAGTTTTTTCTTAAGCGCGGCAAAGAGCCATTTGCCGACAGAGATCACTTGGAG